GCTTGCTTCAGTCGTTGAGCTTCTACCAACCATTTCTCCGCCGAAACTGCTTCGGTGAGGGGCCAGTATACATGTACCCCGTTGCCGCTGTTAACCATCATAGGTTTAGGTAGGGATAGCTTCTTACAGAAAGCACGTAGGTCGTCGATCGCCGCTTTCTGCGTAGGGTATTCTTTCGATGGGCCGCAATCCAGATCAAGGAATAGGGACTTCATCTCACGTACGTTTATAGCCTTACGGTTACCTGCCTCGTTGTATGTCCCCAAGGCGAAGTACGTGTTTAAACCTTGCGCGGCAAACTCGCGACCTGCACGGTCAGCGTCCTCAATAGTATCGTAGAACTTTTGTATTGTTTTGGTGCCCTTCGCAGCGAACATGCAGTATATACCGCTGTCGCTTAATAGCACCCGTAAAAAATCTAGGCTGTTCATTTGCTGCTCCAAAAATATGTTGCGGTGGGCCATCGAAAGGGTAATGAACCCACCGCAACTGTCTATCGTTAAACTAGGTGACTGACCCCTCAGTCGTCCCAGCCAGCCACGATAGATTCAAGGTCAGCCTCATCAGCGGGGGGAGCAGTTCCCTCTTTCTTCTTGGCGACCTTTACTGGTTCGGGGATCTCATCTACCTCAACAGGTGCAGAATCAACCACATCTTCGAACACGGCTGAAGCATCATCTTCTTCTACAGAGAAACCGTCTTGTGCTTCAAACGGTGAGTATTGCTTCTTCTCAGCAAGCTCTAGTACTTGCACGGCTTTTAGCCGTAGAGACACACCATGACTATTCATGTTGTATGGTACAAGCGTTACCCCCATGTTCACGATACTACCGTGTGTGAGTTCAAAGTCAGAAGGTAGTCTTCTGTTCTTCGCGTCAACCTGTAGGGGCTTTTCGGTAACCACACCAGAATACTGGCCCTTTAGTTGAGCAGAGCCAATATACTTACCATCTGCATCTTTATCAAACACGTCCGTGTGTTTGGGCATAGCAGGCCAGTTTTGGTCTGCCTTTTCTTTGTATGCGCCTGCCATAGCCGTATACAATTCTTTTGCTTGCGCCTCAGTCATACGAAACTTTGTCTCGTACTTTGCGTTCTCTTCGGTAGGGCCACAAGGCACTGTCTTCCCTTTAGGGAGAACACTCCTATCAAATCTGTATGTTTGATTGAGACGTGGGTAATGAGCTTCTACGCCCTTTATTAATTGTAGTTGTTTGGCTACTGCCATAAGTCTTCTCCTTTGTTGTATTCAAAACCGCTTACTTCTGTAAACGGAGAGCTATCCATTGTGGGTTCTGGTTGAACCGACATGGTCTGTAACGCAGCTGTGCTTGCCGCACGGCTACTTTTTTGTTCGACCGCCTTATTAAGTTCTTGTTCGTTAAGCGCACGTACAGCTTTAAAAAACAGTTTAGGTGTCGCAGACTTTTCGTCAAAACATACCCGTGTAACCACCGATATCGACGAGGTTTTGTGCTTGTGTAAGTACTTAGCGTAACCCTGCATAGACATACCACTTTCTGGGTCTTTACCAAAAATAGATGTGGCGGGAATACGCATCTGATAAACTGTATCCATCTGACCTTCCAATACAACAGCCAGACGTTGCGAATACCTACAAGCTCGGCCTCCACCGATGCTTGAACCCTTGATATTTTGTCGGCAGTCCATACAGCGATTAGCTTGCTTTTGGCCTGTCGGAACATCTTTGGACGGTACTTGCGTATCTGGCGACCAACATGTCGGGGCAGATGGGTTTGCTGGATCGTACGCACCTTCATAATAAGTGCGAGCCAACTTTGCGGCGTTCACTATAATTAAATCTAACGGACCATCACTTACGCTGACGTTCTCACCGCCAATGGATTGATGGAAACGTCCACCACGGAGGCTAATCCGATTGGGGCTACCACCACTCCCGAAAGTTACTTGGTCTACCATCAACTATTCTCCTTCTGAGTTTGCTTTGGAGGCTTCTTTTTGAGCCTTATTGGTTTTAGAAGCTAATGCAGCCTCCACTTCGTCGAGCCGAAACCGGTAGATATCGCCTACCTTTATGTAGCTACTGGCGGGGATTTCACCTGTGTATATCCATTTACGGATTGTAGATAGGGACACTTGGAAGTAGTCCACTACCGTATTTATATTCACGTATGGTGATTCGATGTCACTCATTTTTTCCTCACAGAGATTGCGTACTCAGAATCCACATTTAGACCCAACGGAATTAGGTCAGGGTTTTCCTCAATGAACTGACGTACATGGGTTTGATTTAAACGCTTCTCAAAAAACTGAGGGACTTTGTTCTCCATAATAAAATTGTGCATGGATTCCCAGTCACTCGTCCAGTAGCGTTGCTTCACAGTGCGATAGAACAAGCCCGAAGCAGTGCGCACACTATCGACTTCGTGTTCCTTGCAATATTCTAACAGGGCGAGTTTTACCTTGTCCTGCTGTTCTCGGAGTTTGCCCTCTTCCTCTTTATACTTGGAAGTTAGCTCCGATCGTTTATCGCGTATCTTAGTGTACGCTTTAACCAACTTGTCTACTGACACAGCCATGTTGTTCTCCGTTTTATACTTGTTTTACTGTCATATACGACTGTATGGTAGTTAGTCAAGTATTTCTTTGTATAAATCTATCATAGCAGTGTGTACATTTATACGTTCATCTAACATACGGTATATGCGTTTTTCCGCGGCAGACCCCGCTAGTTGAATTACAGTGCATTTATGGTCTTGCCCTGCACGGTGAATACGGGCGTTAGCTTGTAGGTAAGTCTCTAAAGAAGAAGTAGGGCCCCACCACACTATTGTATTCGCTGCGGTCAAGGTTACGCCATGCGCGGCGGACTGTGGTTGGATTACTAGGACTTTAGGGTCAGGCTTTAACTGAAACCTGTCGAATATATCTGTGCGTTTAGCCGCAGATACATCTCCTCGTATGACTTCAGACGTGATGCCGTCCGCTTTTAGCTTTTGTATTAGCATATCTATAGTGTGTCGGAACGGCACGAATACGATTACTTTCTTGCTGCTCTCATCTATAGTTTCTTTCAGCGCTTGGTATCGGCTCCTGATATCGAACTCTATCGAGTCACCTTCGTCAGTATATACTGCCCCCGCGCTGATCTGTAGTAGCTTGTTCATGTTAATCGCGGCGTTAGCTGAAGTCACAGATTCCCCTGCTACCTGCATTAACATCTGCTTACGCAATGTTTCGTAGTACTTCTTCTGCTGTGGTGTCATCTCAACAAAGCGTTTGGTATAGACCATGTCAGGCAAGTCGAGGCACTCCTCTTTGGTAAACCTGATAGCGGGTTGTAGTGCGTGGAACACTGTGTCTTTGGCGGTCTCTTTAGGTTTGTAAGAGAACTGCGTGACTTTCCACATGACCATGTCTCTCCATGCCCCAAAGAATCTCGGCACTGCCAACGGGTTTACAAGTTTAGCTAGGCCGTAAGCATCGACTGGACTTTGCGCGGCGGGTGTACCTGTCATCATCCACAACCAATCATCCTCTTTGATTAGTTTGTTTAGTGTCTTCCACCGTTTTGTCTGCGCGTTCTTATAGTGTGTAGCCTCGTCTACGATAAACAAATCGAACCCGCCCGCAGCGATCTCGTCTTTAACAACTTCAACACCATCGTAGTTTATAATTACAAACTCAGCCCCACTGTTGATTATCTTTTTACGTTTCTGTTTGCTCCCGTGAGCTACATCTACTGTGCGGTGCATGGCAAAGGAAAATAGATCACTACGCCATGCGCTGTCCATAATCGACAAGGGGCAGACGACCAGCACACGTTTAACTTTACCTTGGGTCATAAGGTAATCTGCCGCCCATATAGCCGATGCGGTTTTACCTGTGCCCTGCTCGTTAAAGCAAAAGGACTTCTTGTTCAGCGTCATAAAAGACGCGGTGTCTTTCTGATGATCGAAGGGCGTGTACTGCCCCGGCCAACTGTACCGTTTTGTAATCGGTGATGGTGCGTTTATGTTTAACGAACGCAGGGATAGAACTTCATCTAACCCCCACTTTACGACGACCTTATTCATAGGTAGCTCCTTGCTGTTGGGGATAGCTGTTGTTATTTGCTTTGGGTTACGAACCCGTAGCATTATTGCTTTGTCCCTCAAAATTTCCATGTTGTTCTCCGTAGTAGTGAGTCACTACTTCTTTTTCTTTTTTGGGCTGCTCATAGCACCACCCGCTGCTCGGTTCTTCTTGCGGCTCTGGACGGTTACCCCATCCTTATTTTTGCCGCCTTTACTTAATGCCTTCTTGTGGGCGATATCTTTACCTTCTCGCTTGTCGGCTGTGCCGTTCTTATTGGCATCTTTACCTTTCTTATCCATCGCACGTCTGGCGCGTTGCCGTTCCATGCGAGCTTCATGTTCTCCTCTCGCTTTCTGCTGTTGATATTCTTTTTTATACGGGCGGGGTTTATTTACATACGGCATTAGTTTGCTCCATTATGGGGGCACTCAACTACTTGGCAGTGCCGTTTACACAGACCAGATGGCTTGGGGTTCCAAACATCCACCTCGAACGCTTTCTCCATCTTAGCATAGTTTGCTAACCATTTCCCCCATAGAAGTTGTTGTAAGTCTATTTCATATTCAGCTTTTACAAGGCTCTTGGCGACAACGAATAATAACCCAGCGTTTAGTTTAGTGACCTCGGGGTAGTGTTTGAAGATTGTCAACGCCATTAACTCCAACTGGCCTTTGTCAGCATACTTCGCCGATTTACCTGTTTTGTAGTCGATGATCCAACCTATGCCTGTCTCTTCGTCTATGATTGCGAGGTCAACGATACCGCGGAACCACACGTTTTTTGCGAAGAAACTACAGGGTTCTAAGTCAGCGGTCAGCCCCAGTTTCTGCTCGACAATTTTTTTGCCCGGCTTGCGGATTAAGGCGTCCAACGTCGGCTTGATAAAGTCGAACTTAGCAGGGACAGGAGTACCTTCACCCACGTAGTCCTCACACGCCTTGTGAAACTCGGTTCCGTAGCGCATAGCCTCAGTCTGCCTGAACGGATACTGTTTGAGTACCTTCTCATGGTAGAACTGTTTGGGGCATTGCTCAAATGCTTTGATCCGACTAAACGACCACGGCGCGGCTTTACTCATCTTTTACCACCCAGTTTATTCTTGCGGCTATCCTATCCTCTCCTAGAGGTTGGTTGAAGAAGCCTAACGTCATTACCTTATCGCAGGCTCGGCAGTAATAATCCGCGAACATACCACTATGCTCCATAACAAGACCGTTCCGTAACTCCCAAGTCTGCATTGTTAGCTCGGCACCGTCACAGAGCGGGCAACAAATTAACTCTCCACCACCTAACTTAACCAATTCTTGCCCCTGCGTTGGATTATTTGGAGCCCCAAACATCTGCGCTTCATGCGCGTTGATGTATTTATCCATTATTCACAATCTCCGTACGATTTGCCCGTGCCACTCTGAACGGCCACGGCGCGGCTTTACTCATTACCCACATTCCCCTCTACACGCTCTACCATTTCTACCCCAAATAAGGCGTTAAGCCCCGGCAATAACAATTTAAGTGATTGCTCACTATCTGTTTCCGGGGGAGCTTGTGCAGTTATACGGCAAACGTTCCGTGTAGACATGTCGTACAAACACGCCAACTCTTTGTGAGTAACACCCTTAGAGTATAACCAACGCATACGATTGTTACGTTTAAAAAGGCTTTTACGTTCCCTATATTCCGCCATTATCCGCAATCTCCGTACGATTTGCCTGTGCCACTCTGAACGACCACGGCGCGGCTTTACTCATTCGCCACTTCCTCGATTACATGTAAAAACTTTATACTTGGTGTGTCTTTACGTAACGCATGGTACTCCAGTTGTACTTTTGCCGAGTTTATCATTTTACCCGCTAAGTTCGCCATTTCGGAAGCGTCCTTGGACTTTACCGCCCCGGCTGAAAGGCCCTTAAAAACTCTGGCAAGTTCTTCTCTCAACTCTACAACATTTTTCATACTACGTTCTCCTTTATAAACCGTCTTATTTTCATCAGTTCTTGTTGCGCTCTAACAACTTCTTGCGGAAACTCTGACCCTTTCATAAAAGATCGCGCCCCCAAAGTAGATCGTGCGTAACGTTCGCTTATAGTAGCCACACCATGCCTACTCCTTAGCATATCCCTTTGCCTATTTAACTCCACTATATCAGGGTTGTTTTCTACCCAACGCTTCCTAGTAATTTTGTATTTACCTGAAGCTCTGTATTTCTCCCCCCTTAATTTGCATTGTAGCTTGTTTTTCTCGTAGTTGTTTTCTACCCAAGCCCTAGACAACTGCCTTATACGTGCACCGTTTTTTAGTCGTGCCTGCTTCCTAAACGCAGCTGTGCAAACAACACAGTTTGTCCCGACCCCCTTTTGTCGTACCCCAGACTTATGAAAATTATCGTATGTTTTGTATTCAAAACACGTAGGGCAGCGTTTGTGTTTAACCCCTGCGATTAATTTAAATACAAGGGTCAAGTCTTTAGGACGCTCCACGCCATGAACCCTAAAATATTCCGCTTCCCTGACGCATGGTTTACAAATAGTAGTAACCCCGTTAGGGCTATCCGCCCTCTTCTTCATCTGGTTTAGCGGTTTATGTTCTAAACATACGCGACACTTTCTAGTTTTCATTCACAA